CTGACATTGGGTCTACGTTAAAGTCCATTCCAATATGTAAAGGCTTCTCCCAATCAATCTCTTTTTTAACTACATTCTCAACAGGGTGAAAGTTGTAATAAACAGAACCAGCATAGTTCTCAAATGTACCTTCAAACTCTTGTCTAAAAGTTCTAATATCAATATCTTGTTTAGCCTGTTCTATTTCATCTGCTGAAACTATACCACCCTCTAAAGTAGTATATTGGTAACTATCCCATTCTTCATCTTGCTTACCTTTTAAATATAATTCATATGACCAATTCCCATAACCTTTAGGAGTTCCACAGAATAAGACTCTACCTAATGTATCAGAAACAGAGGCCCTTAATACTTCGTACCATGCTCGTTTATCTATATCTGCAAACTCATCTAATATAAGAAAGTTTAATCCACTACCTCTTAACGCATCATAATTATCAGCACCCTTTAATGAGATTGTACTATTAGTTTTTCTTATCGTAATAGTCATGGTAGTTTCGTTAATATCTTCTATCCAATTAAACTGATTAAGCATTTCTTTAAGATTAGCCCATACGATCTCTTTAGCCATTTTGAATGTAGGTGCTACATACCAGATTTTCTGATTAGGTTGCGTTGCGTACTTCATCATCTCGGTAATACAAAGATAGGTCTTACCAAACCTACGACCACTTATAAGAACTCTAAACCTTGATTGACTTGTAGATACTTTAAGCTGGGGTTTTGTCAGAGATATTTTCATTACAGAAATAAGTGATATAGAGTTTATCCTTATTTATTTGTTCTTCCATTTGTGTTGCATATTCAATAGTTAGTTCACTTCCAGCTATAACACATTCAGACCATTTATCAAATTCTGTTGGTAATACTTTAGGTGGAGTACAATCTCCTGTAACTGCTGAACATATTGCAAAAGCTAATATAAATTTCATTGAATAGGACTCACAATCATTGTTAAAATAATAAAAGCAATGATTAATGCACCTGTAAAATAATAATTCATATTAGTTATCCTCATAAATTACTTTTTCTTCTTTTTAGGTTTAGGTACATCTGAAATAAACTTGTCAAATAACTTATCAAGCATACCAAAAAAATTACTTAGGAATCTATCTATCATATCTTAAATCCTTTTTTCCATGATTGTATTGCCCAATATGCTGGAGATAAGTTTTTCTGGCCCTTAACTTTAGCTAATATAGGTCTGAATCTAGCAAAGAAACTCTTTTGCCTAGCTGGTATATTCTTCTTGATAGACATAGTCTTAGAGCCAAAGTTCACTTTCTTAACTCTGCCAGAACTCTTGTCTTTTACGAATACTTTAAACTTCTTAACATCTCCACGAGATGGTTTGTTTAATTTAACAGTTCTACCTTTGTATTTAGCCATAAAAGGCTTTTATCACAATAGATTGCAATAATAAATTAAAATAATGTTGATTCTATTCTTTGTTTAGCAATATCAAAATATTTCTCATCTTTTTCAATACCTATAAAGTTTCTATTAAGGTTTTTACAAGCAACTCCAGTTGAACCTGAACCCATAGTAAAATCTAATACAGTATCATTCTCATTAGTATAGGTTTTTATTAGATATTCAAGTAAAGCTACTGGTTTTTGAGTTGGGTGTAATTTTCCTTTTGAATTATTAACACTTGAAAAATTTAAAACACTTTTAGGATTAACTTTTAATGGATTATATTGTTTTGCTTTTTGTTTTGTTAATTTTATATGATTTGATTTATGAGGATTTCCATAGATGGGTGTTTTTGCTCTTACTTTTCCATTTTCACTTCTATCCATTAATTGTTTATTAAAACAAGGTTTTCCATTAAAAATAAAAATAGATATTATTTCATGGTATTTCATTGGCATATAAGAACTTGTTGCCATTCCTGTAGGAATAGTTTTTTGCCATATCCAATCATACTTAAACTGTTTAATATTACTCATTCTTAAAGCACTACTAAATGGCTCACTACCAAATAAGGAAATTGCACCATTATCTTTAATTACTCTTTTTAGTTGATTCCACATTAGTTCAAAGGGAATTATGCTATCCCATTTACAAGCTGTTGTGCCATAAGGTGGGTCAGTAAGTATTAGATCAATAGACTTATCAGGTATTGTTGGTAATACCTTTAAACAATCATCATTAAATAATTGCATTATCTCTGAAAGAACCTTTTTCTCCATTCATGGCAAACGTAAGTATCTTTAACAGCTTTACTTCCCCATCTACCACAGAATGATCTACGATTACTGTAGAGTCCACAGTTACCACAGGCCTCTTTATTTAAACTCTTTTTAAATGATTGAGGTAATGAATAATCTATTATCTCACCATTTTCATAGAAATTACTTCTTTTTATTTCCATTTATCATCTCCACTATTTTTTTAAGTTTTCTTAATGCCATATCTCTTTGTATTTTTACTTGCTCTAATTCTTCTTTGAGTCTTAATTTTTCTTCTCTCAATTTAAGAAAAGTATTCTCTCCAACTTCTTCCATATCATCTCCCTTTGTTTGTTTTATATCCTAATCCTGTTTTTCTATCTGCATATAATTTTTGCCATGACCAACTACTTAAATAGGTTGACCAATGATATATAAATTTTATTATATACTTCATACTTTATCTACTTTTTTATCTTTGTTTATACCTTCTTTTATTACATATCCTAGTGTTCCATTAGCACCTATTTGAACTTCTTTTTTAAGATTCTTAAATAACATCATCTCTTGAATCTTTTTCCAATGCTTTTTTAAATAAGATTCTATAATTTTATTATCTCTCATTTACTACCACCAATATAACCACCAATAACTCCAATCAATCCTGTAACTGACATCTTCATTAATGTAATTACACTTTCATCTACTGGTCTATTTTCTTCTAATGCTACCCAATAATCGCCTACAATAATAACACCAAGAAGTATTAAGACACCACTTGTTATTAATAGAATTACAATGTCTTTAAAGTTTTTAATCATCTTCCTTGTCCTTTATATCTTGTTAGTTTCTTATTTCTTTTCTCACTTTTATTCAAAGTCTTTTTATGACGTTGAGGTCTTTTTTTATTTTGATCTCGTTTAACGTAATATGTGAAGTTCTGTTTAGCCATCTATATCTTCTGCTTTCGCTTCTATGATTAATGGTAAAGGTTCAACAACAGTTTCTTGAACAGTACGATCTTTCATTCCTAGATAATTTTTAGATAACCAGATCATCATATTGGGATTACCTTTTAAAGCTGATTGCCACATTCTCTTTCTTAAACTAGCTTTTCCCTTGTTTTTATTATCTTCTATTAAATCAGCAAATCTTCTCTGTAAGGTTCTAGCAGATATTCCTACAACACTTCCTATTTCTTCTTGTGTACAACCTATTTGACTTAAATTTGCTATCACTTCTGCATCTAGTTCTTTTTTAGGTCTGCCCATAGATTTAGGCTTAACTGTGTTTTGTGCCTTATTTATGTCGTTTTTCATTTTATTGTTTATATCCAATCTAATGTAGGTTTTCCATTATAATTTTTATCAAAAATAAACCAAGCAAATGCCATTAATCCATTGCCACCAAATTTAACTCTTTTAGAAAATACTAAAATGTTTTTAAGTTTGTTTTGTATAAATATCTTATTTTTTCTATTTATACCTTCTAAAAATGATAATTTGTTTAACATAGCAACATTTTTATTAGCAAGTTGTAATGCTTGTAATGTAAATTCAGTTGATAAATTAAATGGTGGATTAGTAACAATATTATCAAATTTTTTAAATGTTTTAAGAAAATCAACACCAGATTCTCCATATCCTCTATCAATCAAATCTGAACTATAAACATCATATTTATTTTCTTTTAATACTTTAGACATTGATCCATCTCCACAAGCACACTCCCAAATATTACCATTAAATTTATACCTTTCTAATAAGGCTTGTGTAGCTTCTGGTGGTGTAGGGTAAAAATCGTTTTTAACTCTATTATCTTTTTGATTAAAACCAACATATGCTAGTGCATTAGATTTTTTCATAATCTTATATTTCTATCTTTTTCATATGTTTAATACAACCAATAGGAAAGACATTTCTATCACTAAAAGATTCTTCGTTCTCATCATAACTAGCAAATGTTTTAAGATGTTTGTTATCTTTGGAATAAATATATCCTGTAGTTGTCATCAAAGCTGGTTTCATAGAATCAAATTCTTTTATTCCAGCGTGGCCAGAATCTCCTAAAATATCCCACCACTTAATTTCATAGAAGTAGTATTTCTTATTAGAAATTGAAATGTGTCTAAACTGTGTCTTTTTCTTAACCATTTAATGTCTTGTATTATCGTCTTGGTTCAGTATTGCTCGTAAATATTCAATTTGCATTTTAAGTTGTTTATTTTCAATACTTAAATCAATTATACGTTTTCTGCAATATTTAAAAATTCGGAGTATTGCTTTCATAGTATTTTTGCTCCTTTTCTCATGTTTTCAGTAGCTTCCATAGGTTGAAGATTTTTATAATTAAAACAGATACGTTGTTGTTCTGGACAAGTTAAATCAAACTTAGCACAAGCAATTTTATGGTCAACGTGCCATAATCCATAGTTTTCCTTTGTCATC